AACAAGGCCCTCCACACAAACGGGTTGGTGATAATGACCTTGACCGTCCCAAAGTTTTCAACGGACTGAATGACCTGAAGCATCTTCGTCTCGGTAACGACGGCGGGAGACGTAATGGCCGAACCCATGCTAAACACCTGCGCGTTGGCCCATTCGTTCCCGGCGGTCGAGCGATTAACTCCCTGGAACGCCGAAGAAGCCGTTGTGCCGATATACGGATTAGACGCCGACACGATACCATAGAGGCCCATCGGGACTCCGGTTCCTGCGGCTTCCGTAGCGGCATAAACGTCCTCGTCGAGAATGTAGCTGTTATTGGTATAGGTGAACGAATCCGTGGTCAGCGTATCCGTTCCCGCCCCGCCCTGCGAAATCGCCGTGATTGTAACGCTATCGCCACCGATAGAGCCGGAAGCGTAGGTGTCGATCTCCATGTTGGTAAATAGATACTGAGACGGGTTGGAATACCCGTTGCTGTCGATGCCGAAAAGTCCCCAATTGGTAGTATCACCATCAATCGTCGGGGCCGTCCCGGTAGCCGCGTTGCTGATAATAGCAAGCCGACCAGAGCCGTCTCCCCAATAAATCTTGTTCATCTTCCTCGGGATGTAAGACATGAGGGATTCGGTTTCGGCCTTCACCAATTCCTTGACGGCCCCTTCGCCCTTAGACAGAGCGACAAGCAACCCGTCAAAGTCCAGCTTCCCGTAGAGCCGTTTCATATAGAACGTGAACTCCGAAAAAGCCGGATGTGCGGCGGTAGGATACGCCGTGCTGTTCGCGGGCCTGAAGGACGTGGCGTTAACCGTCTCGACCTTCATAACCCCGTATTTGCCAACAACGGATTCCGTGCTGGTCTTAAACCTGTCGTAAAGTTTGCTGTTCGTATAAAAACCCTTTTCCAGCCCCGGCTTCACGAACTCCAAAAAGAGCTTGTCGTAACCGGTAGAGGATAGGGTTGCCGGACTTCCTGCGGCCATGATTATTCCTCCTATGAATTAAATAGTTGACTTCCTAATTCGCTGAACCCCTTGTCAATCCAATCGTCAGGGGTTTCAGGCTTTTTCTCGTTAACCTTATTCGGGTTCACTTCGATCTTCTTGGTTTCAAGACTAGGCGGTAGTTTGGCTTTGTCTGCCTCATAGTCGGCAACTGCCCCACCCTTGATCTTGTCTTCCAGCTTCTTGTAAAGGTCGGGATACTGTTGGGCGAATTCGTCCGGGCTTAATTCATTCGCAACGGCAGGAGCGGCTGTCGCCTTGCTCTTGGCCTGAATGTAATGAACGTCCTTTACTGTTTCCCGCACAATCGCGGCTAGGTCAACCTTGCGACCTTCGGCACGCGCTTGCTGTTCCTTTGACAGAAGCAATGAAGCGAACTGGCTATAGGTTAGGTTCTGCTTCCCGTCCTCGGACATAATATCGTCGAACGGATACTTTTCCTTTTCCTCTTTGATAATTGCGCCAATCTTAGTGGCGGTATCTTTGAGGATCATCTGATTAGTAAAGGCTTCGATCTGCTGAATCTTCTGCTCATAGGCTCCGATCTTCCCTTGAAGGTTCGCCATATCATCGATAGCTTTCTTCTGGAAGGGGTCGGCGTATTCAGGGTCGATGCCATATTCCGCGTATAAGTCTTTCTTGTTGACGGGTTCGATAGGCTTGACGGCCTGATCCGTTCCGGGGATACGCTCACCCGGCTTGATCTGCTTGAATAGCTGTTCGTATTTCTCGGCAAGGTCGGCAAGGTCTTTATGCTTTGTCTCGAACTCGCCTTCCCATTTGCGCTTTTCGTCGGAATCGAGTTGACGCTTCTGCGTGTAATCGACTCCCTGTTGCGCTAGGTCGGCAAGCTCCTGTTCGCTATAGACCGGGACATCCTTCCCGTTCACCTTCAGGATACGGTAAGGCGTCCGCTTCTCTTCGGCGGCCTTCTTTTCCTTGTCGCAACCAGGACAATCGGGTTCGGCTTTCGTCTCGGCCTTCTTTTCCGGTTCCTTAGCCGGGGCCTCCTCGGGTTTATTCCCGGCCTCAATGAACTCGGCAAAGGCTGAGTCGAAGCCCTCCCCATAGGTCGGTTCCTTAACTACAGACTGCGCGTTGGCTTGGTCTTTCTCGCCCATAATAAAAATCCTCCTGTTAAATAGATACCGATTCCTCTTGCATGGAGGATTCGGGGGATTGCCCTTGTTCTCCCATCGGGCCTGCCGGAGCCTGTCCGGGGGCCGACGGAGCCGTTTGTTCAGGTGGCATCGCCCCCTGCATCGCCTGTGCCTGACGCAACTGCATCAGAATACCGAAATGCTCCATGATATGCGCCTGTAACGCATCCCATTTCGCCTGATCCCACCGTTGAGCTTCCTCGCTCTTGGATAAGTTCGTATGATAGTCCATGTGAAGCTCATGGTTGTCGTGGAGATAGACGAATATCCCGCCTTTCTCCCGCGTATTCATGTAGGTATCAGCGATAAACGCCTGATTCTCCCTCTGCGCCCGCGTCTCGTCCGCGATGTCTCCCCGCAACTCGTCCGACAAGTCGCCTTCACCGATGAGTTTATAGATTTTGTTCCAATCGATAGGTGCGCCCTGCCCCTTAAGCTCAAGCAAGAGCCGTTGCTGGACGACTTTCGACTGGTGGATATTGACGCCGATGTTCAACTTAACGTCGGTGTTGCCCTTCAGGTCCGCGCCCTTGAACCATACAATCGACGCCTCGTTGGAACGCCCGACAACCTTGATGAGCCGTTCCTGTTTGTAGTATTTCTCCATCATACGGAGCCGGAACGAGCCTTCCTCGATCAAAGTCTTGTTGATCCGCTTAATCATGGGGTCGATTTTCAGGTTTTCCTGCTCAAGCATCATCGAATAGAGCGACGCCGGGGCGCGTGTCGCGTGTTCAGGCAACTGCGAGTAGGACACCTCATGCACATTCGCCACCATATTCAACGCGCCAGACAGATAATCCCTGTGCGCCAATACCGTAGTCGAAAGCTCAGGCGTATTGACGGGCTTGATGTCGCCCTTAGACGTATCGACCTCGACAATCTCTAGCCCCTCACGGGTGTATGATCCATTTTTAAGCAGGGAACCCGGTGGAATCTGAAGCTTTGGCCTCCACCCTTCAATGTGTTCGCTGATAATCGATACCATACGGTTGTATTCCCGTTGGATGTCTTGCACGTGGTGAAGTGGGCCGGTATGCCACAAAGAATTGCCATATCGCTTGTATCCATAATGAAAATACGGGATTTCCCCGAGGGCCGGATTCTCACCTTTCCAGAGGATAAGTTTACCGACGGCGATAATGTGCCGCCCATTCGGGAATTTCTTTGACGCTTTCTCCCAATGGAATTTAACGATGTAGGTTGGTTCGTCTTTGTCTTTTTCATTTTCTTTCTCAAACATACCAACGTATTTATCGTCCTCCGTCCCGTCGCCTCCAACCGCTTTGTGCAAATCACTTTTATCAAAATCAAAATTATCTAGGATGGAGTCCTCGGTAACTTCCGCTATCTCAACAAGCCACCTCAAGTCATTCCTCGTCTTGGCGGTGGGGTCTGGCCTGATATTGAAGATCGACGGAACGACACCGATAAGTTCTCCGGGTTGCTTGACCCTCAGACCATCACCGTTTTTAATATAGCCAAACGCCCCGGTATCCCATGTCCATTTACGCCATGCGTTCCCCGTCCGTATCAGGTCGTATTTAATCTCCTCGTTCAAGTTATCGACGTTATTTACATAGTCATTATGCCCGAGTAGTTGCGTGGCGACTTTAGCCGAAGCGATGTCTTCCATGTCGGAACTATTCGGAATCCCTGAATACATCGAGATAAAGTTAATCTTGCCTTCAATGGCCTCGGCCAAAGGCTTCATAAGGTTTATAACGACGCGCTTCTTCCTGACAGAGAGGGCGACAGGGACCATTTTCCGGGCGACGGAATCCCATTCGGAGAACTGTTCTCCCGATTCCCAATGGATAAGCTCCGCCCACTTTGAATGATGCTCCTTGACGACGGGGTGATCCTTTACCTGTTTTTCAAGGAACTCGATAAACTTAGCCTCTTCTTCTTTCTTCAGGACGGACTTAGATTCTTCCATGCTGTCCCCTTAATACTTCCGGTCTGAATCAGAGATACGTTTCTTTAACTCCTCCTGCTCCTCGCGCCGGAGTTTTTCCGTTTCCATCTTAGTCTCGAACGCCATGAATACTTCAAGTTTGTTGATAAACTCCCGCTCAACTTTAATCTGCTCGTCAAGCTTTTTGATAAGCTCGTCGTGCATCGTGATTAAAAGTGCCATCTGAGCGCGCCTTGCTTTAAACATCGTTTCTCCTTCACCACACGTGATCGTTTTCGCGGGCTTGATCGACAGACTTAACCCCTGCAAGGACTCTGTTCATCTCTTCTTCAAAGTCCTCGGGGATATTCGGGATGAACTCTTTCCCCGACGGGAGCCGATGATGCTGATACGGCTCGGGGACGCGCCGGATATCCAGGTGATAGGCCAACGAATCCAGCATGTCGTCGTGATTTACCGACGGGTATTGAGTAAGTTGGTCCCTAAACGCCGATTGATTGCGCCCGACAAAGATACGCTTGCCCTGAAACCATTGCTGTAACCGCCATATACGCTGTTCCTTGTTCCGGCCCTTATGCTCGACAAACGATATGTTCAATAATGGAAATTTATGTTGGAAGATGTCGGCAATGGTCGTGGTATATTTCTCTTTCTCTACCCTGATATCGTCCGGGTTGTAATCCTGTTTAAGCTGGGCGATCTTGTTCATAAAGTCCATTGGCGAGAAATGGTATTCCTCGGCCAGGACGACATACATATTTCCGTTGATATCAGTATCGACAATGGTTATGCCCGTGAAGTCTCGCTTCCCGCCTTCCGTCCCTCCGGCGTCAATGACCATCGTGCGCCATGCCGGGTCGGGGAGCGCATCCCAATATCTAAGCCAAGACTCCGGGCAAAGCGCGTCCTCCTCGTTCAAGGGGAAAAGTAAATACTGAGACGCGAATACGCTTCCGCTCTGTTTCTTCCTGATATCCTCGAAATCGTCCACCGTGAACCGCTCGGGGAAAGTAACACCCTTAGCCTTATCGCGGTCCACATAGCAGGGTATCTCTAGGTGGGAATAAGACTTGTCGTTCCTGACCTTCCACGTAAGCCCCTGAAAGTGATACGGCGTCCCGACGAAGATATCAAGCCCGATCCCCTTGCTCTTGACTTTCGTCAATACGGATTGCTGGAACATGAACGAGTTCATCAGGTCGGATCGCTGTCCTTCCGTCTGATAATTCTTCTCATTTTCCAGATCGTCGTTACAATTGTGGACACAAGCTCCGGGGATACAAAAACTTTCGCCATGTCTAACGGTTAGGTCATATACCGGTCCGTCATAGTCAATTTCATGCTTAGATTTAAACGGGAACAAAACATATCCCGGGATAATTTTTATCCTTGTTGGCCTCGTTGGAAACTCGGCGTCCGTTCCCATAAGAACGTCCATCAATGGGGACGAGGCTACGATTGACCATGCTTGTCTGCATTTATATTGCTTTTGCCCTTTATTAAAAACCGCAATCGATCCCTCTGGAGACGCTTGGTTAATGACAGAAACAATTCCATTGTTAGCTAGTAACAATTGCATCCCAGCCAAAAGAGACCGCGATACAGACACCGCCGTCCACCCCGACGATTTTTTAAGCTCGCATCCGTCTCCTCGGAAATATCCCAAAAGTAATTGCCTTTGCTTAACATCATTAGCAGACAGGGCTAATGGAGGGATTATTTTGTTGTAAGAATGTGATCCGAATTTCGATAATATTTCTTTTACGTCCGGGTCGCTGAACCCAACTAAAATGCTGCTCGTGTTTGCTTTA